AATTCTATATCAGTTGCTTGTAATCTAATCTTTCCATTAGTAGCAGTAATACAAATATTACCATTCTTTGCATTAAGAATCAAGCTATCTTGTGCTTCATCCATAGCACTACCACACTCAACACTAAAAGCACCAGGACCAGTCGAAGTAGTCCACCCCTTTCTTTGTCCATCAATATCTAAAGACAACTGATGCTCTCCATCTGGTGTTTGGAGTATAACACCCGCAGTTACGTCACCTTGCTTATGAATATGACCTAATCTTATAGATCCATTCTCATTACCCCAACCAAGTTCAGTATAATTCTGCTTGGCAGTATCAGTAGGATTATCTTCAGGTCCTTTACCTGGTATTCTATCATTAACTGTATTAGGAGAAATTGCCATATTTAATTACCTTTAAGTAAGATTCTCAGGAGTACCTGGAAGATTAAGTCGTTTGTCATTGCTAGAAGAGTCACTACCCTGTCTAAGGATCGCAGATGGTGGTGTTGTAACTTCAGCATCAATGCTTTCTTGTAGTGTATTATAGATCGGTACTAATTCACCAGCAGTTTCATACCAACCAGCATATTTAACACCATCTTTATAGAACACAGCACCATAGTATGGTCTACCTTGATAGTATCCTGTCTGTTTAAGACCCACAAGATCAGTGACCTGAATTAATTTATCAGGGTCAGGAACAATAGGATCTCTTACCACAGAGAATACTGGAGTAGGCTCAAAATTAACACCAGTGCTTGATTTTATTCTTATGTCAGGAAGTCTTCCAAATCCAGTTCCAGGATCATCTATACAAATCTCCGTAATTTCACCAAAAGGACCTACTCCCTTACATAAAGAAGCTCTAGCACCAGTATCACCACCATCACCATCACCACCTCCACCACCAGTTATAATTACTTCATCACCTGGGTCATAATTTATACCAGGATCTTTAATATCAATACGCTCTAACTTTAATAGAGCAGGATATCCAGTGCCTTTAGGAACAGGATATCCATTTCCAGGATCATCAACAATAACCTCAGTAATAACACCCTTTCCTTCTACTTTTCTAGGGCAAGGAGGTGGTATTAATGTAGCACTTACAGCAATTGGATTTTCCATCCATGATTTAAAAGTACCAGTACCTACAAGTATATTTGCATTAATCTTTAAAACAAATCCAGTAGGGTTAACATCAGACCATAACTCACTAAAATCATCATTAACAAGTTCAACTCTTACATCATACTTACCCTTATCTACTTTTATTGTATTAGTAGTATAATCATCTGCTCGCATTCCACCAGTTGCCTTCATTACAGGAATAGAACTCTCACCAATATATAATTCTCCAATATCATCAGCAAGGAAGGTTACTTCATAATCACCTGAGAGAGGGAAATCAACTCCCTTCCATGTCATTATTTTTTTTCCTACAATATTAGGATTATTATCAGTTAGACTCTGTGCAGGAGTGGCAATAGGAGAAATACTTTCCCTATTAAATATCTTACCCCAAGTTTTACTTTGGTAGTGGAATAGATGTGGACCTGTATAAGTAATTCCCTTTCTAGTTTCACCTGAAGCAATTCCACCAGCAACTTGAGTACCACCAGTAATTATAAATTTAGCTTTATCCTTTTCTAAGTCAAAAAATCTTCCCTCACTGGCAGAACATACTAAATCATCCCAAGAACTATCCGTATGATCTTCCATCTGTAAGATAGACTCACCAACTGTTCTCAAGTTTATATTTGGATTATCTCCAAAAGTAAATGTCTCAGTTTGATTACCTCTTGTGCCTGATCTCCTAAAAGTTTTACCTTTAATAGTAACAGAATCTACTGCAACATTTGGTTCCCTATCTTTCCATGAAGCAGTTATCTTAGCATCTTTACCTTGAACTATTAATCTTCTACCATCATTAGTAAACTTTACATTTCCACTATCAATATCTAATGCAAAATTAGTATCATTACCATGATCATCTACTAACTCAATTCTTTTATTATTTCTAGTAACTCTTATAGGATTATTTCTAGGATGTAAATTGTCATATTTAATATCCCATTCTCGATTAGCACCCTCACGATTACTAAAGAGTTGGACTTCATATATTTTATTAACTTCAACTTCTCTCTCAAGAGTTGTGTTGATCTGACCTTTCGCACCTACTTCAGGAGGTGTAAATTCTTTTCTCTCAAAGATACCTAACTCATCTATTCTTATACTATTTGCAAACATAGATGCACTATTGATCTTAAATTTTATATTCTTTTTCTCAGTCTTAGCAGCTTTACCACTTATCCAATCAAGAGTATGAAAAACTTTAGTTTTTACTAACTTAGATTGCTCAAACTTATAATTCTCAACATAAACTTTAAACTCTCTCAACCCTTTCTCAATGTAGAATAATTTCTCACCATAAGTTTTATTCCTCCTTCTTGAGAGATCTAATATTTTATTATTATCTACCCAAAACTCTGCAATATCATCTGCTTCCATTTTAATTTTAAAGAATCCACTATAAGGAACATCTTTCTTCCAACTATTAGAGAACTTAATACCGCCACCAGATGTACTCTGTTCATCAAAAGGAGGGATAGGAGACATTCCATACTTATTCAGGAAATCCCCCCAACTATCGAATCTTACAGGATGCCATGATTTTTCAGCACCAGGAAATCTAGTAGTCCAAAAAGGATTGTTAGGACATCTTCCTTCTTGCTGTGGAATAGGTTGCTGAGGAACAGGAGGGTTAGGTGCATCAATTGTCAATGCAACCGCCATTGGGTTTTCATTCCAAGATTTCTGCGATTGTATTTCTTTCTCACTAAAAGTGGTTTGTATATTAATTGCCAATGCCATAGGGTTAATACCCTTAGAGCTCTTACCTACTCTGAACTTACATCTATCTCCTTGTGGACTATGAAATTCTCCTTCAGTTATTGTACACACAAGATCTTGCCAATCACCATCTTTCCACTCCTCCATCTCCAAACGCTTACCATTATCTTTTATCCTTATTCTTAGGTTATCACTCTGCTCACTGTTTAGTATTACATCATAATCTTTCTCTACTTGAACTTCTTTAGTAACAGATTGATTTATTTGAGCACCCTTATATTGCTTTCCTATAGAAAATAAACCAGGAATAGTAATCTTATTTGCATAACTAGCAGCACTTGTTACTTTAAAAGTGACACTAGCATTTGATGGTCCTTGATCTACTGATTTAAATCCAAATGCTCCTCCCCCTTTCTGTTCTAGATCAGCAGTGATAGAATAAATTCCTTGCTTAATAAATCTAGTAACCTTTAACTTACCAGTAGATACAGATGTGTTATCAACAAATCCTTTCTTACTAATCTGAACTTCATCTCCAATAAAAAGTTCTACATTATCATCAACCTCTACCTCAATAGTATAATTTCCATCTATAGGAAAATTAACTGAAGGCCATACAATTTTATGAGTTCCTGCATATGGATTATCATCTAGATTTTTTATGGTGTCAAAAGGACACACACCATAATCATTTAAAAATCCACCACGATCATAGACATTTGTTCTCCATAATTGTCTATTTGCTTTAGCAATATAATCTACAGTGTTAAATATATTTCTTGTTTGTTCTCCTTTAGTATCAGTTGACTTTGCCTTAGGTGTAACCTTCTTAGTAGGAGGATGTGGAACACTAAAGAATGCAATATTACCTTTTATATCAGTAAACTGACCAGAACTAGCAGTACATACTAAATCATCCCAAGAAGTATCAGTATAATCCTCCATCTGAATGACATTAGGATTCTTAGTTCTTAATTTAATAGCAGCACCCTCTACCTTTTGACCAGATAAACTGATTGTATGCTTTTCACTACCCCTTCTCCCTGATCTTGTCCATATTGTATTAGCAATCTTAATACTATCTACAGCAACATTAGGAGGTCTATCATTCCAAGAGGCAGTTATAGTGGTTTCCCCCTGACCTTCTATAGATTTACCATCAGCAGAGAACTTTGCATCTCCACTATCAATATCTAATGAGAAATTAGTATCATTTCCATGATCATCTACTAACTCAATTCTTTTTCCACCATTAACAACTCTTATAGGATTATTTCTAGGGTGCAAATTCCTATAATCAATAGGCATATTACCATTACCACCTACAGAATTACTAGTAAAGATTACCTTATACTTTTTACCAAACTCAACAGTTCTTTTAAAAGTTTCATTAATCTGAGCACTAGCAGGAGCTCCTACCTCAGTAAAAGGTTTGGTAATATTAAGATTAAGACCTTCTATCTCAATACCATTAGCAAACATAGAACCAGTAGTAATCTTAAACTCTACCTCACTACTAGATTCTGGAGGTGGTTGTTGTTGAGCAACCTTCTCCATAATTGGTTCATTATAAAGATCCAATCTAATCTTATGAGATCCAGCTTTAATAGTCTCTTTAAGTGAGGAAGGATTAGATAATACATGCCCCGATGCTCCTCCAAATCCTATTGCAAAACTTGATAGAGGTTTATTATCAAGGTAAAGTCGTGCTTTGTTATCACACTGTGCTCTAAACTTATACTCACCATCATAAGGAAATTCCTGATCCCACTCAAAAGTAAACCATTGTCCTGCAAAATCTGATGGTTTAGCATTAGAAGGTGGTTTTGGTGAAATACCATACTTATTTAAGAAATCCTGCCAATAAGGTTGAGATACATTATATACTGCTCTAGTAGTTGTCCCATTAGACGCTACCTTTAAAGGTGGATTCATCCTTGTTGTCCACCAGTTCTTTCCCGATACCTGTACGCTTTTAATATATTGATCTATTACCCTATTAAAAGCATTAGCTCCCTGATCAGTATATGTTGTTGGTTTCCATTCTCCCAATGACTTACCATCAGGAGTATATTGCTCACCAAATCCACCCAATTCTTCATCACATATCTGATACTCCTCAAAATCTTCTTCATCAGAATAAATTATCTCTGTTTCTGTTTCTTCACCAACAACTGCACGAAGCAATGCACCTGCTCCAAGTCCACAATTATCTTTTATATCAACTATGGGAGGATACTGATAACCATATCCACCAGAAACTAAATCAACTGCAAGAACTGCACCATCCTTACCTATAACTGGATTACCAGAAACACCTACTCCACCACCACCCATGAACCTCGCTACTGCTGGTTTACATTCATCTTCATAGTACAGATCATCAGGACATGGATTTGGTATATCAGGATCAGTTGGTTGTAGTGCGTTAACTTCGTTTATGTTTAAAAATTTAGTAGTTTTAGTACCTCTTGCTTTGTAAATAAAAACAGTACCAGGATCCTTCTTAGCATAAGCATTAGCATCACAGACGGAGACACCCTCCACCATACCTCTATCAGTAGAGATATAACCAACTGTAATACCTTCTTTAGTTGGTGGACCAAATATATTAAATGATGCTGCGATTGCTACTGTCATAGGTCTATTTATCAGTAGTTGTCAATAGCTTCTTGAATCTGTTGTCCAGTTGCACCTCTTTCCAAACCAACTTTAATTTGGTCACCTGTAGGACCAAAATCAAGATCTCTAAGACCTTTAGGTGGTTGTGCAAAAGGAAGTTGCTTAGGAATCTTAATAGGTGGACGTTTTTTATTAACTGCCTTCTGTACAGAATCAGGACTTGGAACCTCAGCCTCAGTTGCAGCACCGCTACCTTTATTCAGAGTATAAAAATCAGACAGTGCAGGATTAGGTGGCAATTCAAATGGGAAAATATTTGCTTTAATATTCTCAAAAGATAATGCTTGTGTCAAATTACCCCCAAGATTTCCTAATTGAGGAATCATCTCGCCAAGTTTCTGTCCTATATCAGGAAGAGCATCTGCAACTGAACCAGCAGTATCTCCAGGAGAAACTGGACCTGCAGTTGCTTTCCTAGCACCTGGATCTACAACAGTAAGAACAACAAACGCACAATTATTTCCACTACCATTCTGCACAACTGTTAAGAAATCTCCCATTGTATATCCTTCACCAGGTTGATTAATTGTTATACCCCCATTCTCAATACTATCAACAGCACCTCTTACTCTATCTAAACTAAATGTACAATTACCATTACCACCAGTTACTGTAACAATATCACCTGACAAATAATTAGATCCATTATTACCTGCTGTTGTTGCTGTAGTGATACCAGTAATCACTCCACTTGATACAGTATAATCAATCTTTAATCCTGTTCCTGATCCACCAGTAACAGCAACGTTAGATTTAGTTCCAGTAGCACCTCCCCCACTCGCAGTATATCCTGTACCAGCATCATTTATAGTAAGTTGATCATTATCAAACAAACCACCACGAGGAACTACAATATTAACCTTAAACCCTGTTCCTGTACCACCAGTAACTGCACATCCTACTTGTGTAAAGTATTGACTACCACCTCTATCTACATTCTCATCTTCTTCATCAGTTATCTTTATAACTTTTCCTAATCCCGTTCTATTATATGCCTTCTCCTGTGCATCTTGATCAGCTTTCTGTAACTGACTTGCTATATCACCAATGAAACGATTATAATTCTGAACCATACCATTATTAGCTTTCTCAAGGGATTCTTTTTGTGCATAGATAGCTTGTCCCATTACATCTTCTGCAAAACATATAGGAACTTTAGGTGTCTTTATCTTACCCCTAGAAGATGGTAATTTATCAGCAGCACTCACGCCAGTTACTTGATCAGTACCACTATCTGTTGTCGTAGTAGTAGTAGTTGTGGTTGCATCCAATAAAGTAGGATCACTAAAATTAGATCCTGATGCTATTCTTTCCTTTATTATTTTCTCTGCTTTATCTAATTCCAAAGATTTCTGAAGAATACCTTCCATCTCTCCACACATTTTTTCAGTGATCTCATTATATTTCTTCATCGTATCCATAGTATTAATAAACTTCTGATCTCCAAACAAATATCTCATACTAGATGGCAGAGCCGCCACAGTCAATTGTAGTTCTTTATTTAAAGACTTAGATGTATATTCCATCATCTTATCCATAACAATCTTCATAAACTTAGAGATCTTACATGCAGTAAGTCCAACCTCCTTATCTAATTGAGATCTAGTAGGAGCCCCAGATACTGCATCAGTATAATCACCCAAAGAACCAAAATACTTATCAATTTTGGCAGTAAGATTATCAATCTCAATCTGTATTGATTTTGTTGCCGAACCTACTATATCATCAGGTTTCATCAATACAATCTTTTCTCTATACTTATCCTCTCTCTTTATATCTCCTGCGGACAACTGATGCATAGCATCAGGATTTTCCATCGTTGCTCCTGGTACAGGAGGAGTATATGGAGCATTAGCAGCACCTACACGGTTATTAATTCCTTCTTGAACTTTTTTCTTAATAAATTCACCAGTCTCCTCAACATTTAATCCCTGTGCTTGTGCTAATGCTTGAGCATTTTGAATATCACGTTGCTGTAATTCACTAACTGGTAGATCCTTACGAAGTCCAAATTTATTAAGACCTACACCAGGAGGTGGAGCAGCACCTTCCTTTGCAATGTCATCTGGTTTTGGTTTTTCTGTTACAAGTCCTGAATCAGGAACTTTTTCCTTTGCAGTTCCTAGTTTAGGTTCTGCTCCCTCTGCATATCCACTGTAAGCAAGATTTCCTGCTACAGTATTGGTTACTTTATAATCAATAGTTCCAGTAGGTAATGGAGTTTGAGCATTATTACCAAGGACTCCCATAATAACAGGAGTCTGCATGTTCTGGCCATCCATCCAGAAACCAAACACAAACATCCCCTGTCGAAGTGCTGAAGTTTGGAAAGCATTACCTATTCCACTACCAGCAGTAACAGGATACATTATATTTGCCCAAGGCAAATTCTCAGCTTCAATAGCAGTATTCCCTTGATCATGAACACCCATGATCCTTACCTTATATCTTCTACCCCATCCTGGAATAGATTCTTTGTTAGGAAATTTTCCTGGTATTATATTATCTCTCCAGAAAGAATCGTCAGCTATCTGACCAATCCACCAAATAAAATTGGATCCTAATACTCCTGAATTAAATAATGCTCCTCCTTCCATACTTTCTTAGTCGTCGTAGACTCTACACTCCAATGAATCTGGATGATTGTCACAGTACACTTCTAAATGCTTATCCTCATGGCGTGTGTGCCAATCGTTTATCTTACCTTCATTAGGTACGACTTCTTCTTCTGTGTGATCATGGAATGCATCATTGTGCATTTCCAAGTCCTTTTCAGTATACTCAAGCATACCATGATTAACATGCTCTTTATGATCCTTGGGATCTAGATAGACCTCATGGTTAAGGTCATGATCGGGTACTTTAGTTGTCATGTGTTTAGTTCCTAGTCTTGGGTTTTCTTCCAAAGGAATCTCTAACTAAGTTAAGTTTAGTTAGTGTATTTTTAGCAGAGATATAATGACATAAATCTGCTATAATATATAGACCTCCTGTTTGGGTATTCTCCTTATCATTTTCAGGATCACCTGATACTTGAGGAGCATCTACAAATATAGCATCTCCTGCATGTAATGTGAAGTTACCAGGTATGGTAATTGTGGTCTTTTGAGAAAATACCTGATTCATTCTCATGATACCCTGATTTAAATATTCTTTAGGTTTAAAATTCTCTTGTTCTCTTTTCTGTACTTGTTCTGACCCTTTACCTTTACCACCACCTGAAGGTAATGAACCTGGATCTAAAAGCATGTAAGTAGTTCGTGAAAAATCTTCATTAGCACCTTCTTTCTTAAACTCATCATTAAGAACAGGCAATTCTTTTCCTGCTAAACTTAACTTATCCTCATTATCTTCTGCTTTAGGATTAATTACTTCATAGTAAGTATTAAAAGGATTAAAAACAATAAGACGAGTAGAATAAGCACCTAACTTAAGTTTCTTCTGAACATCTATTGCATTAGATACAGAATATTCAAGTGCCTTTACATCATATCCTGCTGGTGGAGTATCATTTTCATCTGGAGATTCATTATATAATACATTTAACTTAGGTTCCTGTGCAAATAAAGAGTCAATAGATTTAAAATGAAGTCCTTTATTAGTTTCCCAAAAAAGAAAACCTGCACTAATTCCTGTTGCACCACCAGATTCAGGAAGTTTAGGAACTGCACCTCTAGATAACCAATTGATTAAGTAATAAGGTTTTTTATTATTACCTACAAAGTTATAAGTATTTTCTGTAGGTTCTATATCTATTTTCTTTGCTTTAAATCCTTCCTTTCCTTCACTCTTATCTGTAGGACCCAAATATTTTTTATCCTCTAAAAGTTTTTTAATATGATCAGATATCTTTCCATCAAATCTTGTATTAACCCTCACCTTTTCGTTCATAATAAATTCTCTGGATGCTAACTCCAACTGAACTATTTGCTTTCTAGTGTCTTCAGATAAAGGATTGACTTTATTTACATATAAAACCATCTTTAATTCATTCTGATTATTATCCTGAATCTTAACATTAACTCTTTCCTGTCCTACCAAAGGTAATCCCTCAGTAATAGTCTTATAATTTTTAGGATCATCACCTTCACCAACAGAATTACCTGAGTCACTATAAGATACCACAGCTCTCACAGAATCTTGCAAAATACTTTCATAGTATAAGAAAGTCAATGTACCATTAACAATACTTACATTCTTCTCATCTTTATTAGAAAAAATATCTATAATTTCAATAGCAGAACCCTTACCTTCTATAAAGGTTGCCTCTGCTGCTTTTGCTCCTGTTATTTGTGCCATGTGATATTACCCCTACTACTATTTAACCAAAGAAATCTAAGTCTTCATAAGGATCACCACCTGCACCCACAGGAACAGGAACTCTAACAACTTCTTTCTCTCCAGAACCACCTCCCATTGGTGTTGGAACAGGAGGTGGTGGAAGATTAACTTTTATTTCTGAGATACTACCTTCTTCATAATCAGCTTTAGTTTTAAGAGAATCTATAACACCTTGTGCTCCATTCTTTTGATTTGTGGCAATTAAATTCTTACCGTCACTCGCACCCTCATCCTTAAACATCTTAGCAATAACTTCACCTATAGAAGAAGATTTCTTTTCCTCTTTCTTTTTCTCTTTAGATTTATCATCTATTTTTAATTTATCTTCTTCCTTTTTCTCATCCTTCTCAGAAGAACTTCCTCCCTCACCTGAAGGAGGGAAGAAAGATTTAAGTAATAAAGGTCCAGTATTCATAGGGTTTAATAACCAAGGAAGAATTGGTATCTCCTTACCCATCAATAATGATAGAGGTCCAATTAATATTTTTATCCCACCTTTAAATACATTCCATATCTTTCCTTTCATAGGAACCCATCCAGGTATCCATTTTGGAGGATCTTTAGGGAAATCTGGTATCTTAAACTTAGGTATTCCTTCATAGAACCTAGAGAATCCTGCACCAATCCAGTCAAGAACTTTCTTACCACCACTAAGAATCTTACCTATTGCTGCTTTAAGATTCTGACCTACTGCTTGTAATCCTCCACCAAATAGTAAAGTATAAAGCATATCACCAACAAATACACCAATAGTTTCACCTAGAATAGTTCCTAAGATAGGAATAGGTATAAAGGTTCCTAAGAATCCTCCTAATGCAGCACCTATAGTTTTAAAGAGTGCTTTTCCAGGAGGATCTCCAGATATAATAGAAACAATACCAACAACAAGTGGACCAATAATAGGAATCCTTCCAAAGAATTTTGATACAAAAGGTTTAGCACTCTTCATTGCTGGAGCAATAAACTTTGCTGCTTTACCAAATAACTTAGCAGCAAATCCACCAATTTTACCTGCTGCTTTACCAGCAACACCCTTACCCATACCTAATAAATTTTTACCTGCACCTAATATCTTACCCCCAAATTGAGCAACTTTTCCTACTACATTCTTAACACCAGGAATTTTCATCAACAACTTCCCAGCCTTAGCTGCTATGTTCTTAGCAAATTTAATAGCATTCTTAGCAAATCTAATTGCTCTCTTAACAATTACTCTCGCTATTCTAAATGCTCGCTTTACTGCCTCAATAGCTGCCGTGACTGCTTTCTGAGCCCATATCTTCCATACTAAAAATGCTGCTATCAAATCCTTGATAACACCAAGGAACATATCAAATCCTTTCTGAACATTCTCACCAAAAGTTTCTCCTACCCAATTACTTACAGCACCAACCAGTTTATATCCCCAATCAATGATGGTCATAGCAATATTTCCTATCCATCCTATAAAGCCAATAAGACCATCAGCAATCTTAGCAGCCACTCCTAAAATAGGAAGTAACTTTGGTAGATGATCAAATAAAATCATAAACAATCTACCAAGAACAATGGTACTAATAAATTTCCATATCGCACCAAAGATACCTGTACCAGGAACCTTTGGCATCTTAAACTTACCTTTACCCTCCTTCTTAGGTTGTTTCTTTTCTAAATCCTTTTCTTGTTTCTTATCCTCATCATCCTTTGCTGCTTGACGAGCATCTTCTCTCATCTTTTCTTTAACAGCATTAGATCCCTTTAGAAGATTCTCTACCTTGATTACCTTAGTTTGGATAGCCATAAGAGTTCCTTCTACCGTAGAAGTATCTCCTCCTCCACCACCAGTGTCAGTAGCAGGAGCAGGTATTATTCCACTAGGACCACTAGGAACCAGAGAGGTACTAGGACGGATCATTAACTGACCGCCTTGCTCTTCACCACCTCCTCCCATGGCTTCTTGTGCTTTTGCTCTCCTATTCTTTACATTCTTCTTTCTATTCAACAGTTTATCGGTGGCAATCTTTTTTGCCTTACCTTTAACTGCACCCATTGCTGCTTTTCCTAATGCTGCCCAACCCATAATATTATACCGATATTCCTAAAGTTTTGATCTTAGACATCGACACCATTGCTCCAGCATCAAATGATGGTAAGTCTTGTTGAGGTGGTGGTCCTACTGGCTTCTGTGCTTTCATAACCTCATTATCATAAGCAACCGTAACAGGATGATCATGTTTTACAGGTGGTTTGATATCCTGTCCTCCTGCACCCTTCATCTTCTTAATAATCTCTGCACCACCTCCACCTTGCTTATCAAAATCAAACCAACCACCAGTCATAGCATCAGCAACACCAGCAAGACCTCTCATCATTCCCGTTGGTCCAGCACCACCAGCAGCACGATCTGCTCCAGCAGCACCAGCAGCACCAGAAGGACCAATCTTACCAGCAGCACCATTTTTACCAGCAGCACCCATCTTAGCAGCAGCACCATTCTTACCTGCCTTTCCTTCTCCATGCATTGTATTATGAACACCAACAATTAAATTCTTCACTCCTTTAATTAAAGGTTTAAGAATCATTTTAATAATCGGATTATTCTCTATCAATTTTCCAACCATACCTCCAAGGAATCCACCAATCCCTCCTTTCTTCTTCTCTCCTCCTTCTTCTTCTCCACCAGTTACTTCTCCACCACCAGAATAATATCTTACAGGTGTTCTAGGTAATGATATTCCACCACCTTTAAATGCAGGAGCTCCTTGCTTCTCTTGAGGTTTATTTGTGCCACCAGCAGCAGCATTCATTCCCTCTAATGTATCAACACCATACTGTTGTACAGCACCTTTAGACATAACAAACTCACCAGGAGTGAGCATAGCAGGAACAGTATCAGTATCCCCCTTACCAGGAACCTGACCACCCTTATTCATTTTCTCTGGTTGATCTCCAGATTCAGTAGGTTCTTTTAATTTTTGAGATTCATCTACTGCTTTCTGACCTTCATCTAACTTAGCAGTATCACCACTAGGAGGATCTTCTTCTCCTTCACCCTCTTTTAAATCAGAGTCATCAAAACCTTTAGTCTCTTTTAGAGCATCTGCCTCTGCTTTCTCTCCTTCCTTTCCACCTCCCGTTATAAACTTCCATATATTTCCAAACAAATTACCCACAAACTTTACAAGTGCTGTAATTCTATTCACACCCCACCATACCAATGCACCTACAGCTACTACCCACATTCCTGGTCCTAATATAGGTCCAAAGATTGCCAATATACCAGCAACCATAACAGGCCACCAATCCTTAACAAACTTAAAGAGAGAAGCAAGTTTATCTTGATTCTTAGCAAAGTAATCAAAGACATTCATCACAATTCTTCCTAATAGAACTGTCTTAAGAAAGTCCCATATCTTCTGGAAGATACCCATCGCAGGTTTAAGAACTGCCTGTACTCCTTTTACTGCTACACCACCTATCTTCTCTAGTGCTCCCTCTGCTCCCTTTCTTTTCTTCTTCTCATCTGCTTTACGTGCATCATCAGCAGCCTTCTTATCATCTTTAGCACCCTCAGTGAATGATCTACTAATATTATCAAGGCTCTTATTGATTGCCTGAAGTGGTGCTAATAAACCAGCAGTACCTTTTCCTTCTCCTGCTCCTGCTGCTTCTTCTTCTCCTTCTGGGGTTATACTAGATGATATATCTGGTGCTTTAGCATTAGATATCGCTTTTTCTTGCTCATCTATCATCTCTTGTCGCCACTTCTCATAAGCATTTTCCTGTGAAGTTCCTGTCTTAAATGCTTCTGGACTTATTCCTCTCTTTCTTATCTTAAATCTTCTCTTCCTCTCTTCAGGACTTAAAGGTTCTCCAGTTACTGGGTCAGTTCCAGTAGAAATTTCTGTAAATTCTGCAGTTTTTTTATGCTCTTCTCCTGCAGCAGTATCCTTTGCATTCTGTTCTAATCTATCAAGTCTTTCACTGATAGTTTCTTGTGAAGTTCCTTTCTTAAATGCTTCTGGACTAACCTTTTTCTTTTTAGGTTCTGGTTTCTTTTTCTTTGGTATCTTTTTCGCTACAGGTTGAGCAGGTCTCTTCTTCTTTCCTTCTGATTTGAATTTAGGTTCTCCATCAAGTTTAATTAGTTTCTTCTTTGGTTTCTTCTTTGGTTTCTTCTTTGGTTTATCACCACGTACATCATCTAGAAGATCCTCCAGACCTTCAGGTATCTCTTCATTTATTTCTTCTACTTCTTCTTCTAATTCTTCTAATTCTTCTTCTAATTCTTCTATTTGCTCTTCTATTACTTCAGCTTGTTCTTCCTTTTCCTTTTGCCTTCTCAATCCCTCCCTTGTTGTCCATATTTCTATTCCAGTTTCTAAATTAGAAAGTCTCTTCTCAAGCCCAAGCACCCGCATCAAAGTTTTCCTTTGCATTCCAAAGGACTTACTTAATGTCTTATGTAATTGTGAGAGTTGGATCGGTATCTCTTTCTCAATACGATCAACTCTACCCGCTAGCTTATAATGGGGATCGTGTTTCCCCCTTAAAGAAGCTATCATGTTGGGTTTACTAGGCATTCGCTTGTGCTTGTTGTTGCTTGCGTTTTAATTCTTCTTCCTCAAGATGTGCTTGGAGAAGACCCACATATACATCCCGTTCCCACGGAATCATATTTTCTATCTCCGTCAAGCTATATTTATGGTACTGCATCAACGCAAAATTGAGCTTAAAGTAATTCTCCAAGTTCATATGCACCATAGCTACCCGAAAAAAGACGCTAAGCCCTCCAGTACCACTTCACTCTTAACTTTTGTCTTAGGGTTCGTTACCTCAATAGTATGCTGTAACTTAGGCATAGTCTCAAAGAACTTCTCAATTAACTTAAACTGAGATGAATTCATTGACTCAAGAAATTCATTCACTTCTTTCTTAGTACAATCAGCAGTTGCCCAAACCTCTTCATCACTATAAATCTTATCAATGCAAGAAGCAATCAATTGGAATGACTGATCCATTTGATTCTCTTCATTAAAATCGAAATTATTTTTAATAAACTCATCTAAAGAAGGGTACTTCATCTCCATCATCAAATTAGAATCGAGTTTAATCTGAGGACTATGATCATCACTCTTCTCAACTTGAATATCTTCTAGAGCAACCATCACAGGAACAGATGTCTCGCCATCATCAGGACAAATAATATTAACTTCCAACTCTTCTCCAACAGATTTACCACGAATGTTGAGAAAGAGATACTCAATATCAAATGTAGGAAGAGTTTCTATTTTAATTCCCTTCGTCTGCACACAAGACTTAAGCACTGCTTTAATAGCATTTGTAATTTGCTTGGTGTCTTCACTCTCCATAGCAATCACAAGCACCTTCTCTTCTTTAACTAAGAAAGGTCTATATTTAATCGTCTTTCCTGACGATGGCAACTCCAATTCATAGGTTGGCGTGGCAATCTTTGGTAATGGCATAATGTTTTATAACAAGTCGTATATTTATATATAAGGGTTTTTAAACTCCAAATACATTATCTACTAAATCATTCAATCCTGTAGGAAGAACAGTATCAAAAACATTAGTAGCAAAGTCAGTCAATCCATTAGAATTAAATTGAGATTGTTGGAATGGATCAGTCTCAGTCCATGCGGTTCCGATACTTGTTCCTGAAGGAGAAGATCCTAAATTTTTTATAACATATCTCATATATGTCATCTGCACACTACACTTTAATAAAGATGATCCATCATAAGTTATGGGCATGGAAGTTATGCTACGAGGATAACTGTTCACAAATGTATATTGCAATTGACTTTTAAGATCTCTCTCAAATTTTATAACTTTTAATCCCTGTTTATTCATATACTCATCAGGATACCTTGCTCGATAAGAATATGCTGGATTTATTGCTTCATCTTGATCTTCATTTACAATCTCACTGATCCAAGTCTCAAAAAATTTAATTGGCAAATACTGAGAAGCATCTATATAGAAACTTAAATCAATTGTCTCATCATATATTCTCCTATATGCATGTCTTTCAGTAACTCCAGTATAATCATTATTAACTTCTGTAGTAGCAAGAGATGAACCAGGAAGAACTGCTTCACTACACATTAAATTTAATCTATCTTGCTGAACACTAGTACCACCTAAAACATTTCTAAGTTTTGCACCAAGAGACCCTGAGGGGAATCCAATTTCCACATCAAAATGTGACGTTAATGCTGGAGCAAGTAACGCTGATTTGATTGTGTCGATGTTTCTTATGGTAGGCATTTATAAATACTATTTGATCTTATATATTATGTATGGCCGAAAGCAAGAAGAGTTTATTTAGACCCACCAAACCAAGGAAATATAAAGGTGATCCTACTAATATTATATGTCGTAGTACTTGGGAGAATAAATTCTGTAGCTGGTGTGATCTAAATGAGAATATTGTAGAGTGGGGAAGTGAAGAGTTTTGGATACCCTACCGTGCTCCTGATGGTAAGACAAGACGTTACTTTCCAGATTTTATTATCAAAGTAAAAGAAAATACAGGTAAACTTAAGACATATGTGATCGAAGTTAAACCCGCAAAGCAAACGAGACCACCCAAGCAAAGAAAGAAGGTAACTCAGTCATACATATATGAATGTAAAACCTATGCAGTTAACCAAGCAAAATGGAAAGCAGCAGATGAGTGGTGTAAAGATAGAAAGATTGAGTTTAAAGTTGTTACAGAAAGAGAACTAGGTATCCACTACTAATGCCAAGATTAACTATACAACAAAGAAGAGATAGAGATGCTGCTAGAGAAGCAGAGAAGAAAGCTTTTGGATTGGATGGAGATCAAGAAGAAAATAATCGTGTCAGGGAATTTCTAAGTGAACTGAATAATCAAACCAACGATCCAGAAGAAATGATGTTAGAAATAATGGATGCTCTAAATGATACAGTTACTCCTATTCCTAATGTAGGAAACTTCTATACCTTTGTATATAATGCTAAAACTCCTGGTGAATCATACGATCAACACCCATTAATTGCTTGCATGAAATTATTTCCATGGGGGTTCAGGGGACTTAACTTTCACTGGCAAAAATATAGAAATTATACATGGGGAGAATTGGCAGGACAACTCTATATTGTTAAACCAAATGAACTTGATGACCTCCTTGCGATACCTTATGCCAAATTCATATTAAATCCACGCTAAATAATAAAAAAAGTATATTCTAATGGCAGTATACGGATCAAGAGTTACTAATAATAGAGTAAAGCCTGGTGGTGATCTAGGTAGTAAACAGTACTTCTATACCACTGATAAAACTACAGGAGAAATAACAGTTACCCGTATCGAAAAGTCTGCTGACGCTCGCTCTGATGTGACTGTAGGAACTATTCCTAAAGGTGGTAAGTTTACACCATCTTCAGATGCTAATGCTGCAGAAAAGACATATTATAATGATAATATAGGAAAAGTAAGATCACAAGCACTCCAAACTGCTAGAAAAGAATGGGATGAAAAGACACAACCACCTCCAAACACATTAATATATGGAGAAGACTCATTAAACAAAGCATATGATCCAGCAGGTGCAGCAACACCTTTTGATAGTGTAAAAGAATCAACTACATCACCAAAAGAGTCTACCAAAAAAGAAAAGAAAAATGAAGCAACAGGGGCATTAGTATATCCCACATCATTAAGAAACGCAAAACAAGATTTTCTTAAGATTGATATGCTAAGGTATGCACCTAAAGAAAGAGAATCAGTATCAACTACTAATGCCAGTGGATTTGGTGCAAGAGAAGGAATGAATTCAAGAACAGAAGGTCCTTCTGTAATGCTTCCTATTCCTGGAGGAATTACTTCTACAGATACTGTAGCATGGGGTTCTGACAAAATGGATCCTGCTGCAGCAGCAATGGCAAATATCGCACTTACTGCTATTAATGATAGTATGGGTGCAGGTTTTGATGAATTGTCTAGTTCTGTACAAGGAGCAGTAGCAAATCCAGAAATGAAAAAAGCACTCTCTACTGCTATTGCTGGTCAAGCATCAGGAACTGGTGCTCAACTCCTCCAAAGAACAGAAGGAGCAATCATTAATCCAAACATGGAATTGTTATTTAAAGATCCTGGAATGAGACAGTTTAGTTTCACTTGGAAACTTGCTCCAAGAAGTGCTTCAGAAGCACAAACAGTCATCAGACTTATAAGATTCTTTAAACAAGGAATGGCAGTAAAGAAAAGTCCTTCCAATCTTTACCTTAAAGCACCTAATACTTGGCGACTCGCATACAAACGTCCCACTAGCGAAGATCATCCCTTCTTAAATAAATTTAAAGAATGTGCAATGACTTCATTCACTGCTAACTATACACCCGATGGCAACTATGCAACCTTTGATGATGGTGTTATGACTGCTTATGATATAACAATGTCATTCAGTGAACTTGAACCAATATTCAGCAATGATTATGATGAGTTTGCATCTAACGAAATAGGTTACTAAAATGTCAGATTACTTTAAAAAACTTCCAAACTTTGAGTATGTTAGCAGACTACCAAATGCTAAGATAGGAGATTATGTTACTGTCAAAAATTTATTTAAGAAAGGTGCTCTTGAGCAAGATATTCTTAACAACTTAGCATTTCATACAAAATATAAAATAGAAGGTGATGATAGACCTGATAATGTTGCCTTTGAGGTCTATGGAAACTCTAATTTAGACTGGTTAGTATTAACTTGCAATAATATAGTTAATGTCCAATCAGAATGGCCTCTATTACAAAATGATTTTGATCGTTATCTCTTAGATAAGTATGGAACATACGAAAAACTTAATGATATTCACCACTATAAAACTCAAGAGATAAAAAATAGTAAAGATGTAGTGATTGTACCTGAGGGATTACAGTGTGCATCAGACTATACTGTTACTTATTATGATTACTATACTGATAGAGAAGTAATAGTGCTAAGTAAAGACTGCACTACATCAGTAACAAACTATGAATATGAATCAGAAATAGAAGATGAAAAGAGAAATATATTTCTACTAAAACCAAGATATATTAGTGTCATTCGGAATGACTTGGATGCTGCGATGCCATATAAAAAAGGTTCCACTCAGTATGTGAGTGAAACCCTTAAACGTGCAGATAATATTAAATTATATCAGTAATTATTCCTCAGCAAGTTTCTGGAAATAACTTAGAGCATCATCCTCATCTGAACTAGCAGATGCTACAGCAGCAACTGGTGCTTTACTCTTAAAGTCAGGAGTAAATGATCCACGTCCTTCACTCTCGTCTTCCAACTCTTCATCGAATACACGACGTGCAGGTTGTTTCTGACCGAGAACATACTTGAGACGTTTCTCAAGATCTTCATAAGATTTAAACTGATCAGGAGCAGTCACAGCAGCAAGAGAATACTGCTTCTTCCACAATGCTTCTAGTGCATCATCATCTTCAAGTAAAGGAGATACTGTATCAAACTCTGACTTGTCATAATTCCAATAACCATCCTTCTTGACGATCTTCAGCTTAAAGTTTGCACCTTGCCAGTAGTCAAAAGGATTAATTGGAGTTTCATCCTCAAACTCTGGTTGCATTGCTTCCATAACCTTATCAAAGATCTTCTTACCAAACTTGTAGAGGAATACTCCACCCTCATTTTGAGGATTGGTAGGATCTTTTACGA